TACAATATGGGTGGAATTGTATAAGTTTGTGTTTCTGGATCTGTCTTACTCACGTCAAGTTCAACCCCATTTCCAAGTACATTTAAACCAATTCCATTTATAGTCGTAGCGATAGTTTTCACCGATATTCTAAGATAATATCGGGAAAAGTTGACGAAAACCACGTTATTCCGAGAGGAATATTTCATTTTAGAACCCCGTGTGCGCTTCAATAATGTACACGATCCAAGATCTATCTGATATGGGACATCATAAAAAGGAATCATTCGCGTGATATATCTCAAACAACGATTCTTACGACGTTTTTTATTCCCATCTTTTCCCGAAATTTCACCAGTCTTACTGGATGCATGATATTGCTTTAAAAATTCCTGTAACGTGGGATCGATCGGCTTGTACCAATTGGGTAATTTGATTTCATCAGGTTGCCAAAGACGATTCACCTTGAAGCATGAAGTCATGTTATTTAGGTAGATTTTAAATGACTAGATACAATCACTTCCGTCGTCGTCGATTCTGGATTTTTACTGTTTATAGCTCTACGCGCTTTTACTTCTTTTATATTGTAATCCCCAAATGTGCGTCTAACTAAATCAACTCCCGCATTACTCATTACAAATTGCGCACCACTCGCCTTCGTCATCTCAAATAGAGTTTCGTGATCCTTGAGTCCGAACCCATCCTTTGTATATCCCACAAAAGATGTTTTCGTCTCCGGTGCGTATGGTGGGTCTAAGTACATGAAGTCATCGGACTTGACGCATCGTATCGCATCTCTGAAATCGCAGTGTTTAAACTCAACGCGTTGTAGTTTCGTGGATATATTTTTGAACTCATCTATCGTAAGAAATTGTGGGGTATTTTTATAATGACCGTATGGAACATTGAACCCGTTGGGACCCTCGCGAAATACACCTCTGAAGCACGTTTTGTTTAGGAATATGAACATAGCCGAGCGGTCGCCCGTGTCCGTATTGTATAGATGTCGTATCCAATAATAATAACTTTCCTTGGACGTCATGGCCTCGTTTTCATTCGTAGGTTTTCTATTTATTTCGGTACCATTCAGAGAATCATACGTATTAAACAGTTTCATAACCTCTTCGTGAAGTGATATTGGTCTAGTTTGAACATCTTTGTATACCTGTATCAGTGTTTTATTGAGATCGTATGCGTATAGTTTTCCCGTCACGTTACACCTATCTAGCACGGCGAATAACACGCTCCCTCCACCCACGAATATTTCGTGATAATCATTTATTTTATCGGGAAAATTACCTAAGACAAAATCTAGTATTTGTGTTTTCCCACCAACCCATTTAAGAAATGGTTTCATACATATAATACGTTGTAGTTTTTAAGCTACGAACCCCTAAGTGAAATTCAATATCTAAAAAGGTTACTTTAATTTGCCTCCAGCCATGGAAGACCTTACCGCGCTCATGCAATCTGTTGATATCATCTCCAAACACGTACCGGAGGGAGAATACATGAAAATGTGTCAAAGTATGCAAAACTTATACAAGGTTATACAAAAACAAACTTTACCCAAACCACAAAGGGTTGCGCGACAACCGCGACCAGTTGATCCTGACGTATGGAGAGAAAAAAGACAGGAATATGCTGATCTCATCAATGCGCAGACCCGAAGGGGAAATATAATCAGAAATGATCGAAGCCGTCTTAAGTATCTGAAAATCAGACAGAGAGCGACTGCCGAGATTAAAAGGAATGCGGTTCGTGATTTCGCACGAGATAATGACATTTTTCTCCGTGAATGTACGATTGAGGAACTTCGTTCGAATGGATGTAACATTCCAAACGAACGAACTTTTTACCGTAGTTATATGGACAAACAAAATACGATTACGCGCAACTTACTTACAGAACTCAATAACGCCATTAGGCAGAATACCGAGGAAATTGAACGGGATAGACAACGCTTGTTTGAACTACACATGTACTTTAGTCGTTTTTAGAATTATAATATATTTAGCCCAAATCTAGTTTTCATAAGTTTCATCGCGTCTCGTAAGTTTGGTTCGCTCCATAGGAGCCATCTAGACCAAAAACCCGCTGTTTTCAACCCCGAAATTCCCCACTCTTCCCGTCTGCTCTTAGCCACTTTAGACATTCCCTCATGTACCCTTTGTGGGTCAATAAATTTACGTGTATATACGCCACCGTGACGTGTTATGTAACGACGCATGCGGATAGGATCTTTGTGTATGGTATAATCTGAATATCCCTTTGCGCCAAAATCCACGTGACTACCGTCTGGAAAAGTCACTCGGTATTTCTTTTCAACGATCGGACTCTTATTGAGAATGATCTTCATTACTATAATATATGAAAATTTTCGTGTTATCAATCCCATGACCAACGTTCCCATAATCGCCTCAAAAGATACGGCGCTAATTCCCTAAATGACCCGGACGGTACGTATCTAAAATCTACTTGTCCTGGTTCTCTTCCTAAACCTAATAATTGTGCCGTCACATATTTATCCCGGCTAAACTGTGTTGCGAGTTGTAATGATTCCTCGTTATGTGTAGCTAAAATTGTGTGTGCGTGTGGGACAGTCAATGCCACAGATAATGCGTCGTTGTATTGTCTATCTGTATCGGATTTATCAGTGAATACACCGGGTTGTTTTCTAAGATATGCGCCTCTCACGAGTTTTATACCAATCATTATTTCGTCCTTTTTCGTCCTATCTATATCCCGCATCATATCATCGATTGCGTCCCGTCTGTACATTTGATATGTATTATATACGTGTGTATAAGTGGATGTATTGTGTTCATGCATGAGAGAATAACATAAATCTGGATATAAGACATCCTCTGCGTCTATACATACACTCACACCTCTCATCTTTGCGTGCTGTATCAATTTAGAGACATGATGCTTTGCCTGTGACGGAGACTCTCTACTCCCAAAACTAGTGAGTTTTAAGGCACACATGGATCCTTTGGGGATTGTATCTATCATCGTTTCTGTGGTTTGACGTATGCGCATAGCTGATGATAGAGATACGTTCTCTTTGGCATAATCGAGAATTACACGTTCTCCGTTTTTATATAATTCGCCCATTACACGTTTCAGTTCAAAGCTAAGAGCGGCATATCGTAGCATATACGTAATAAAAATATTATTTTTAACCTCATTAAAGAAATGGATAGAATTATATTAAAATGGAAAAGACCCAAATTCGTGCGTTATCGTTATTTTCTGGATGTGGAGGTGACACTGTCGGGATGACAAATGCCGGTATAAACGTCACCCATTATTCTGAATTAAAGTCCACATTTCAAAACACACACGAACTTAACTTTCCAAAGTCTGAATTGATAGGTGGAGATATAAATAAAATAACGGATGGAGAATTTGAAAAATTAAAAGGAAAAATCGATATTATATTTGGTGGATTTCCATGTCAAAGTTTCTCGAATGCTGGTAAGAAAAATCCAGATGACATGAGAGGTCAATTATACCTCCAATTTGTAAGAGCCGCGAGGATAATTAAACCTAAATATATAATCGGTGAAAATGTGAAAGGTCTCTTAAATCGTAAGACTTCCAATGGTGAAAACTTCATTGATATTATTGTGAAGGCGTTTAATGACGTTGGATACACGTGCCATTATAAAGTTTTGAAGGCACACGAACACGGCGTTCCACAAAAACGAGAACGCTTGTTTATTGTGGGTTCTAGAGATTCTACTTTTAATTTTGAATTTCCTGAACCAGAGAATACGTCCCCAGATCTCAGGGATATAGTCGGGTTTGATATGGAGGGTGCGCTGAAAGTACCCGAAGAACTCATAAAAGAAGCTGGTGTTAAGGGAGAAAGTATAATGATAGGCGAGGGTACATCGATTGGAAAAGTTCATCCGTATCTCACTTTACACGAAAAGGCACGCGGCGTCACGTGGAAAAACAAACGAGTCAGTGAGTATCAGTTCTCGTTCGGTAAGAGAATATCACCCATTCATTGTGAAATCGTAGATATAACAAAGCCGAGTAAGACGATCATATGTACGTATGATCATCAACCAAGATTGTACGTAACATTAAAGACGAGTGATGGGTTTTATCTAAGACCATTTAATATAGTTGAATTACAACAGATACAGGGGTTTCCAAAGGACTATACATTCGCCGGAAATCATAAAGATAAAATTGTGCAGATCGGAAACGCGATTCCACCAAAGCTAGTTGAAGATATTGTATCGCGCCTAACTCTATAAAATGGTTATTTCCTGTATTCTGATGACGTGTTTAATCTGGTGCTTGTCTTGGGAACAAATCGTATGAATACCATCATGTAAATCGGTCGCTAACTTTTTAATTTCACTTGCGTGAATTTCGGCGCGCGCAAAGCATTTATTGTCGATGGACCATCCTACATGCCGGTAATTATGAACGTGACGTTCGTGCTCGTCATCCACGACTTTCCAAATCCTCGAACACTTATCGGTCACATTAACCACGGGATATACTTCATCATCGCCGAACTCGGCTCGCATCCCTATATGATCGTAATCAATCTTTACCATGGCACCGACTTTGAATTCGGGAATCGCCTTCTTCCCTCCGATAGCTTCTACAAATTCCTTGTATTCGCCGTCTTGTATCTCATACTTCTCTTGAATTTTATCCAACAAGACAAGTAGGTGGTGACGATCCATTTTTTACTAGAAAAATGTAATCGCTCGTCTAACTTAGGCGCTAAAAAGGTAGCCTCATCAATAATAACCTGTTCGTCTAAAATACGCCCCCGGAACATCCATTGGACCAAGTGTACCCCCAATTGCTGGTCGCCACAAGACCGTCTTCCATCCAGCGCCCGTATCGGTCATTCTGTCAGACCTCATAACTTCATAGCGTGTGTGTCGTGCCCCTGGTTTTTTTCTACCTTGTGTCAGTATTATTGAGAAACCTTTTAACCTATCCTGGCAACAATCTTTGCGATTTAGAACCCAAACATAGTCTATCGGGTACTCTCTTCCCAAATCTATTTTCATCCAGGCATGTCTCGAAGGCCTTGAATTATTCCTCTTTCTCCACCATGTGTGTGCCATTGAATTTGGATTCCCGTCAGTAAGATGCCTTCCATAGTATGAGTGGTGGCGGGTATACATCTGCACGGGACGTCCGCGCGCCACATCCCGTCCGTTGGACCAAATCCGCACCTGATTCAAATTAAGCATGGTTCCCGCGTTGTGCCCTCCAGCATGGGTACGGTCATATCGGTGGAGCGTCACGTAGCGTGCCGTCGGACGACATGGATGCGCATTACACGCCTTAATTTGGGGTGCGTGAGCTCCCGACGCAGGCTTACATGCTCTACCGATACCCTGGGCCTTGCGAATTGTTTTATAATCCCTTCTCTGGGTACCCCCACCACACGACTTAGTACATGCGGACCATCCAGTCCATCTTTGCTGACAATCTACGGGTCGCGTTCTCGTACATCCCCAATTAACGTTATCACCGGGTTTCAAACACCCTGTTAGGTGATTGTGCCGACTCATCCAATTACGTCCGCGTGGTCCCTTACCCGTATAGAAAAAGCATGTATTTCTCCAAGGAGCGCTCGGATGATTAGACTTTCTAAAACCCCACGCCTTGATGCCGGCGCCACTTTTGTTAAGTTGGATAGCGCGTAAGCGACACTCATTGGGTCCCCTCGCCTTTAACTGGTGTGGTTTCAAATTAAAATTAGTACCTCCATCCCGGTGTCCTGACGAACGGTGTATATTACCGGGAAGTACGACCGCCCTTCTATGATCCGCTCTCTCTCGGTTTATCTTGGAACGATCCTTACACCCTTCACTGACGCGTTTGCCTCCTTCAACGCAACCGGAACTGTGTCTTCTGTCACCATTCCAAGGGGCCCTACCGTGGAAATGTGGGGGCTTGGGATCATTGTATCTCACGAAAGTTTTGTTGGCTGTATAGAAAAAACACGTATTTCTTTTGTTTTTATCGGGGTAATTTGAACCGTAATGACCCCACATACGCACGAAACCGGGTGCGCTTTTATTAATTGTTGCCGCGTGGTCGCGACACTGTTTCGCGCTTTGATTTTTAATCTTAGCATAGCTCTGATTGAGTTTATCATTCACCCATCCATGTCTAGGAAAGCCCCATCTCCATTCAACGCCGCCGGGCTTTTCATTTAATCGGCGGCGTTCCGCCGCTCGTCTTGTCCGAATTGCGCGCATTTTTTTATTTATATACGAATAGCTTTTACACCCCTTATTTAAGACTTCCCCGGGATTCATACACGCAATGGTGTGATTTTTATCACTATTACCCGTAAAACGACCACCGGTTGGGAGAATAGTCTTCTCACCGTCATGATCCCAGCCTCCATAGAAGAAACATGTATTTTTCCATTTGGGATCTGGGTGAGCGCTCGTTCTATACCCAACCGCCGAAACGGGGTATTTCTTTTTCTGAAGATCTCTCCCCAAATCGTGACATTTTTTCATCGTCATCTTACCGACCTTAGTATTGGTCAATTTGGCATTAATTTGTCCAAGATACCCCGTTTTCGCCCCTATGACCGCATAATGACCCTGCATGGGAAATCCAGATGTACCACCGCCCATACCCGATCCCCAATTGTCTAGCGCACGTTGTCTTTTTCGTTTCTGTTCTCTAACTGCCCTTTTATCTTCTTCCTCTCTTCTTCTGGCATCTTCGGCCTCGCGTCTCAAACGAGCGGCGTGTTCCCTTTTTTTCTTCTCAAAAGCGGCCGCTTTAGCCCTGGCGAGATCATCCTTAGCCTTCTTAGCCTTGGCGGCGGCAGCATCTTCCTTAGCCTTCTTAGCCTTGGCGGCGGCAGCTTTAGCCCTGGAAGCATCTTCCTTAGCCTTCTTAGCCTTGGCGGCGGCAGCTTTTATGGCAGAATCATCTCCACTTTTCTTAGCGGCGGCGAGTGCCTTTTTAGCAGCCTTTTCCTTTTTCTTGGCGGAGGCAGCGGCCTTGACTTTTTCCTGGGAGTCAGCGACGACCTGATCCTCGTCATCTCCTGTATCTGTAACCTCATCCTCCTCATCGGTCTTCTGAAGTTTCAAATACATGAAAACTCCGCCGAGTATCAATAATAACAGTATAAACAAATTTACCATTTAAATATACTGATATTTTTTACGAGACATCAATTAGTACTAATTTACAAAGAGAATGGCTGAACCGAATAACCCTCTTCTCCGCCTTCCTCTTCTTCATCTTCCTCCACTTCATCCTCTTCATCCTCTTCATCCTCTTCATCCTCTTCCTCTTCGTCGCCCTGACCTAACATACGCATAACTCCCGGGAAAGATTCCTTCAGATCACAATTTTTCTTGTTAAATTCTTTTTGTTTCCAGGTGTGTCCGGTACAAGACCAATAATATGCTAAACCAAAAATTATAAGTAAAGCGATAAGGATCCCTGTTATCATTTTATTTATAATAGTATAATATTTTTAGTGTGGGTTTTATTGGTAAATATGTCTATTCATCGTCGTCATCTTCGTCATCGGTTTCTTCGTCTTCGTCATCTGTGTCAAACATGTCTTCCTCCAAACCGTATTCGTCTTCAAGTGCCTTGAGTTCTTCTTCTGTCATTTCTTCGTCGTCGAATTCTTCTTCCTCAACCTCCGCATCCGCGTCACCTTCGAGGTAACTGGTGCGTCGGAAACTCCATTTAGTTCTAACACCAACGATAACAACCACAATAACAACCGCCAACACAATCAAGAGAATTTGATTTCGGCTGAGCTTTAACATTATTAATATGTGTATATATTTTATTTTTCCCTGCTGAGACTATATCCTTTTTCATACCAGAAAGTGTTGGTATGAGAGAGAATTATTAAATTTTAATTAACATCCATTACAGTTATTACACCTGTCTCCTGGATACACGAACGAGCACACCTCACACTCGTTTAAAACTACGACCTTCCTTCTGGGCATTAACCCACGTGCGTGTCGCTCCAATTCCTTGACAGTATAAATACCATAAGTAACCATCGTCTCTAAAGACGGAAACTTCATACTGAAATATCATAGATTCAAAACCTTAAATGGGTTGATTTACTTAAAACAGGCACAATTTTTAGTCTTCAATAAAAGAGCCGCGCCGTTGATGATGGGATCGACGAGATTCTTAAGCATGGTTTCCATCGGAGAATCCACGTCGGGAACGCCATCAATTTGTTCAATCAAAAAGAAGATCGTATCCTTGACGATCTTCTTCTTTTCAGCCCCGGACACCTTCTTCAGCTTACTTGTGAAAGTCATGAGCTTACCAACGATAAGCGGAACTTCCTCCGGAGAAATGCCATCGGCTAAGTATTCATTCTTGATCTCTTCGACGAGTTTCGTGAAACCCTTGTCGTCGACTCGCCCTGAGTATTTCTTCAGAAGTGCATCCATAATAATATATTTATATAATATATAATAAATGGACTTCGATACCGCAGTTGTTGTTCCGGCATTAATTATAGGAGGTATCCAAATGTACCAGACCTTTGATAAGGTAAGAAAAACAGGTACCAGTAAGCACACAAAAAGTTATGTAATCATGAGTATCGTTGCGAGCGTATTATGGATGATATACCAATTTAGACGATCGGGCATGAATTTCACATTTGCATACACAGGCTTGGGTTTGGCACTTCAAATCTACATATTAACGGAAATACAAAAGGGTCTTAATCCCGGATTGGACAAAGATGAAGATAAAGAAGATAAAGAATAAGACACAAAAATAAACATGTTAGCAGTTCCCAAACTCCAACCAGTAACATTTAAAAACTACACAGCGCGTAAGAAATCAACCGTGGGTCGTCGTAATGTAATAGTAAGATCAAAAGACGAAGACGAAAACACGAATAGAACATTACTATTAGCAGAAGCCATCTCTGGAAGAGCCGCCACATTTGGTGTAGGATTTGGAACACTAAATTGGCTTATGCTTGGTCTCAATGTGGTCGAACAAGTTCAACAGCCGCCGTTTTTAGCTGGTGCTGTGTTGGCATGGATGGTATCTATTCGCTATATGGTCATCGCCGATCAAAAATTAGACGAAGAACAATTCGAAAGACTAGCAGCAAGCCGGGAAGATGGGCGTGGTGCTATGCTCGGATTTTTATTTATGGTAATATATAGTTTAAGTATCGTGAATGGCGCTGGATATGTACCTCTGTCCGAAAGGCAATTTTATGGGTATTTTAGTCCCTATAACTAATGGTAATCGCAATAATTCGGTGGTTACATCCTGAAATATTTTCAAAACTGCTTTTATAATATTTACCTTTTCTTCTGTGGTAAATGTTCCTCTCCTATGAATCACATAGGACAAGATCATGACTAGAAGACGAATCCTCGATACAGTAAAGGAGACAAATTCTGTTCCTGCCTTATGTATAGCAGCAATTTGAGTATTATCTCCCCTCCAGGTGGTCGATCGGTCTGCTTCCCTTACGATACTCATTGTATAATTCCTTTAGAAAATTAACCAAATCTTCGCGCGTCTTTTTCTGCTTCCATCCAATAGATTTCAATCTATCGGCGCATATATGATACCTCGAATCGTTAAATGGTCTATCATCTACATAAGTAATCCATTTATCATAATCGGTAGTATTCAATAAAGTTCGTATAATCAACTTCGTAACATCCATGACCGAAATCTCATCGTCGGATGAGATGTTATAGATTTCTCCCATACAACCATATTGCCACACAATATTAACAGCATCCACGACATCATCCACGTGCATAAATGCTCGTCGTATTTGAGCACTTTTAGTTCCATGAATTGTACATTTTTTACCTTCGGTTATGAGTCGAACAAATTTCGGAATTAACTTTTCTGGATACTGATTAGGTCCATACACATTATTACACCTAATCATCTTTATATTCATATCAAATGATTGAATATAAGATCTAAGGATCATTTCCGCCGCCGCCTTTGATGCTGAATATGGATTAGTGGGTTTCAAAACGCCCGTTTCCTCATCGAAAGGTGTATCAGTGACAGACTCGCCATACACCTCATCAGTACTAAAATGAATAAATTCAACACCTGGACAGGTTCTTCTACATGCCTCGATTAGTGCGTGTGTTCCATACACATTCTGGGTAGTAAAGTGTAAAGGATCAATAAACGAATTATCAACGTGACTTTGTGCGGCAAAATGAAATATAGTATCAATCTTGTACTCCTTTAAAACACGCTGAACCAACTCTATATCGCATATATTGCCTTTTATAAAGGTAGCAACTCCCCTTTTAACGTTATTTATATTTGAACAGTAATTAAGACTGTCGATATTTACAAAATTTAAATATGGATATTTAGATTTCATGATATTAAGAAAATTAGATCCAATAAATCCACATCCACCTGTAACAAGTATATTCCTAGATCCGGATGGACCAATGGCTCCTGGTATCTCGGTATAAGCTGGTAATTTATGACATACTAGCTCCTCATACAATCCCATATAACTTACTATGCCTATTTGTTTTAAGTATATTATACACATCAATGAAAATATTTCCCATGTGCTTTACGATTCCATGGAATTCCGGATAAATTTTTTGCCCAATCAGGTAACGATAAAGTACTACCCATCTTAGAAAGGGCAAAATGTTTAAGAAGATCACATACTCTATCCACATCATCCAAAGTCATGCCGTGATGGGCGCCCAAAAGAAAACCATCTTTCATAATCTTATCGGCATTCTCGTAATCATTCAAATACTGTCGGAATGCGGGATGTCGAGTAATATTACCGGCAAATGTGACTCGTGTCTGGACGTTATTTTTTTCCATAAAATTAACAAGTTGAAGTCTATCAGCACACTGAAGCGGAATAGCGAGCCAATTGGGTTTTATAGAGTCGTCCGGAAGTGTGTAATATGATACATCTTTAAGATTTTCAATATACCTATCGATCAACTGACGTCGAAGTTTAAGAAACCCCTCCAATTTATCCATCTGTACAAGACCGAAAGCCGCGTTCATCTCGCACGCTTTAAGGTGATACCCCGCCACACCATATAGAAATTTCCAATCGTATGGAATTCCATCCACGGAATGATTAAAACGCTCGCTCGGTTCTTCTATATTATCACCAATTCTTCCCCAATCTCGGAACATTATAGCCCTCTTTAGGTGTTCGTCATCGTTAAACATTACCATACCACCAATTCCCCCGGCAGTAATGACATGACTCGCATAAAAACTTGTCGTACTTATGTCTGTACAATCGGTACGAGTCATAGTATCCGCAGAATCTTCAAACAAAATAATACCCGGACACAGTTCCCGGATTTTTTCCCAGTTTGGTTTATTACCTATCAAATTGGGTAAAATAATACATTTAGTATTCGGTGTAACCGCATCCCTTACCTGTTCGGGACTGGGTACATACGTAGTAAGCTCTACGTCACAAAATACCGGATTAAGACCCAATTGCATGATGGGCGCAACGGTGGTAGAAAAACCACACGCCGGCGTAACCACGTCAGAGCCACTAGGTAAATTAAGTGATGCGAGACCCGCTAATATAGCGCTAGACCCGGAATTAACGAATAGGCCAGATCTCTTTCCGAAGTATTCGGATACTCTCTTTTCGAAGGAAATAGTACGATCACCAAAACCAGCAAGCCAGCCGTCCCGAAGACAAGACTCAACAGCCGCAATCTCTTCCTCGCCATACGATTCAAATTTATTCGGCGCATACCAAACTTTTTTTGACATTGTAATATAAAGACTAACGTATTCTTTAATACAATGAAGGTTTGTGTTCTAGGATCCGGTGGATTTTTAGGTAAAAATTTAATGGAAACCTCCTATGCAAAATCTGAAAAATGGGTGGGTGTGACACGTAATGAGCTAGATTTAATGAATCAATACGCCGTTATAAACTTCTTTAAACAAAATAAATTTGATGTAGTAATCCACTGTGCGGCATCCATAAACCAAAATGACGAAACCACCACGTTCAAGAATATTACCATGTTTGAAAATGTCGTTCGTGCGTTTAGTGGAAAATTGATATATTTCTCCAGTGGAGCGGCTCTTCGTGGAAATCCACCCAGCGATCCATATGGATTGGCCAAGTGGATCATAGATCATAGACTAAGAACAATGAAAAATACTCACATATTGAGAATATGGGGATGTTATGGTCCTCATGAATTAGAAACTAGATTCAGTGCTGTATGTAAAAGAGATAAACACGTAATCATAAAACGGGATAAGTATTTTGATTACGCACATGTGGCTACTGTATGTGAAATAGTAAGAAAATGTATATATGATGAAATAACTGAAAAGGAAATCAATATTTCCGGAAGGGCGACACGTCTGTTATCTAAATGGGCGGTGATTTTTGGTGCCACATATGAAATAATAGATAAGGATGTATTAGACGATTCATATATTAATTTGGATGATGAAGTATTGTGTATTTAATTATTAACCCAACCAAGCTTCCGTTTAGGGGGAACGGGAACAATCATATCTTCTTCAAAGTCTATGTATGGTGTCATATTTTCAAGGGAATTTCCAAATTCCAATTTAGGATATATTTTTTGTGTTTCTGGTATGGGAATATCGTGTAATGTTTTCACACCATAAGCTTTAGCGATAGCTTCAAAATCAACTCTGTCACCGAAGACATCCGTCTGTGATGTCGCGATGTATCTAGAATCAAAATAACTGTCTTGGAATTGCTTTATGATCCCGTACCCGCTATTATTCAGAATTACAATTTGAATCGGTAGATTATATTTCTTAACCGTAAGAAGCTCTTGTATATTCATTTGAAAACCACCATCTCCGTCAATACAATATATCTTCTTTCCAGACCCAATAGCAGCACCTATGGCTGCGGGAAGAGCAAAACCCATGGATGAATTACCAAAATTTGTAAATAACTTTTGTCCCGGCTTCAATTTTGCGGATTGCATTGTCCATACAAGATTTCCACCCTGATCTGGAATAACGATACACTCATCGGGGAGTTCATCAAAAAACGTACCGAGAAAATCATATACCGCAGAATCGCCCTCGCGGGCAGTTTCCTTGTTATATTTGACTTTCCATTCATTTAATGTGGATACCCAATTTCCATCTTGATTTAAATTTTCAAGTACTGAGTCATCAAGAAATCTTCGTGCGCGTTTATTTATACACTTGTCAATAAATACACCCTTCTCACCCATCTTATTTAATTCATTTT